CTCGTCCCATCCCGGTAGACCTTAGGAATCCCGCAAGCGGAAAGAAAAGCGGCCGGCGTCGGCATCCTCTTCAGCGTTTCATCCTGGCTCAGGACTCGATAAGCCGTATCCATGTCCTGATCTGTCCGATGCCCGGCGCGTTCCTCGTACAGTCCGAGCAATTCCTCGTCGACCGTCACGCCAAAGATGCGCGCCAGTTTCGCCACAATTCCCCTCAGATGCCTTTGCGGGTGCCGAATGGACCGGATGGCCACCAGAAGCGTACCGAAGTCAGGACACGCGGTTTCCCGGTCACGCCGCGGGCGCTCTGCAATCTTTTGGATGGTTGCAATCACATCCTCAAACGGTTCCCTCAATAGTCCTTCCGAAAAGGCCGTCAGTGTCGCTTGACTGTACTCTCCGCCCCTCATCAGTGCGAGTGTCCCGAGCGCGACTATGATCTGCTGCTTGGGAGACAGCGGCTCTGACTGCATCAACTGTCCGGTCTGCTTTCGTGCCAATGCTTTGTTGAAGTCTACCATTGCTTGCTCCGTTCGGTTTCTGCCACTCGGCAGGATCATCAAAATAGCGTTCTTGGTTGAACCAAGTTGCGGGATGAGGGCGGAAGTCTTCGTGTCCTGGCGGCTTTTGTCCTGCCGGCGAGCGAGCGTACTCGGTTGCTTTCTTCCACAGGAACCGCCTGGCCGTCTCGGAGTCCATGGCGACATACTCGTCGCACCCTCTGCGCAGCCGGTCTACTGCCTTTTGGATAGCCTTCAGCGCCGCGCGTGGGGAGATGTGGCGAGGATAGGCAAGATAGATCGCTCGTTCCTGCTCAGAAGGGGTCATTGCTTGCCTCTGCAATTCCTCTTGAGATCATTGCCCCGAGAGTGAGTTCATAGTCGGATGAAGCAAGAATTGAGCGGCGTTTAGCCTGAAGAACCATTCGGCGGCAAACAGCATGACTGACAATGAACTCCTCCGGCCACGCTACACCAGAGATGCGTGATAGTTCCTTGGCGCTTGGGAGAGGAATCTCGACTTGCAATTCAAAACGCCGAACGATCGCGGTGTCAATGTCTTTGTCACTCATGTTTGTCGTGGCGATCAGGAGTGAATTGCGCGGGACTTGATGCCAGCGGTCCATCTCTTGAATGAAAGTGTTGGTGATGCGCCAAATTTCTCCCACGTCCGAATTCTTCATCTGTCGAGACGCAGCAATAGCGTCGATTTCGTCTACTAGAATCATGACCGGAGAGTCCATGGCATACCGCAGAGCAGATTCAATGTTTTTCCCCGTAACCCCCATATAGCTATCGATTGTCCTGGCCATCGATAGCGAGAAAAGTGGCATCTTCAATTTCTGCGAAATCCATCGCGCAGAGGTCGTCTTTCCAACGCCGCTCGGTCCGCGCAGAAGAACAGATTGCGTCGGATAGGCCCCAACCGCAACCAGTTCAGGACGCTTTCCCCATTCGTCCACGAGTTCCCGCGCCCAAAATGGTTCTACGTATCGTTCAGGCAGCGGCGTTTCTTCACGAATCAGGATAATAGGAGCAACCGGGAGACTGATCGACTGTAAAGTTCTGACTTCTCGCCTATATGCCATGCGTGCATCCCTCCTTCAAGGGGGCGGGAGCGGCAGTGAAGGACTACCGCCCCCTGACTCTGGGGGCAACCCCAGAGGTGGAGTCCGTTGCTGGCGCTCGGGACTTATTAAAGGTAAATCCGGCCAGTTCGGGAGTCAAGAAAAATAGTCATGAGTCCTGTCAAGGTGACAATCTTGATTCTTTTGGGAATTATCCCTTTGACTCCCTACTCAGTTCTTCCGAGCACAAGGCTGTCTTTCCAGACTCCAGTCCACCATTTCAGCGAGCTATAACGGTGTATTTGTGCTGGTTTATCGAACTGCGTAGTGGTTATGAACAACCACGCCAATTTGCAACGGTTCCAAAAGCTACGTTCCATTCGGGTTTCCTTTCATTGGAGTTAAAGGGATAATTCCCATTCTTTTTAGTGCTGCTTGGCGTGGAATGCGGCCAGTTCTTTCGGTCCTGATTTGTGAGGTTTACCATCGGACGGCGCGTCGAATGGAATGTCGTCCTGGCCTTCAATGGCGTCCGTGAAAGCATCGCCCTCCCCTTCAGGTTCGCCATCTTCAGAACCATCTCCGTCTTCCGCATCTTCGTCCACAAACTCAGTTTCATCGGCCGTTGCGAATGCCAGTTTCGATTCTGAGTTGGAGTACACCGTTTCGATGTAGAAGTCTTTGTGCAAGTGGATCGCTGCCCATTCCATCATCTCTTTGGTGAACGGGACATAGATCGCCATGTGCAGGTTGACTTCCTTCTTCTCGCCTTCGCCCACCGTGGCCAGATACAGCTTCATGAGCTTGGCTCCGGTAGTCGATACCCAGTGGTCTTTGCTGGTGTCGGTTGAGAAGATGTCCAGCGTCATGCCCTCAATCTCGACATTGATCGCCGAACGCTCTGTCTTGGATGCATCCTTCGCCATGAGACCGAATGGCTCTCCGATCTCCTCGTTCATCCCGATAAGCGCCTGGTTGAACAACGGGAGCCGCATATCGAGCTTGATCGTCGAGACGCCGGCACGGTTGCAGTGCTGAATCCACTGCACGAGGAAGCATTTGCGACGGTGCCCCTCAAAGAACTGCTTGAGAATCGTTGGTTGCGCTTTTGCTGCCATGAATCACCTCTTTCGGTTGGTTAGAATTCTGGAAGTTCGGCGAAGTAGATAGCCTCTTGCTTCGCGGGTTTCTTGACGCCCTTCGCATCCTTGCGCGGGAAGTTCCTCATCATGTTCCCGATGCCGCCGTTCCTCATCACGCCTTCCAATCGCTGCCGGAACGGGGCACCAGGGCCTTGCATGAACTTGACGATCTCGACATACTCCTCGTGCGTAAAGTCGCCCTTGCTGCCGTTGCACTTTTTGCAGATGCAGTGCTTGTTGGCCAGTTCAGGCCCCCCATGACGCCGCTTTGGTGTCTTGTGGTCCAGCTCCATGCTTAGTATGTCAATCGGCGCGCCACAGTAGGGGCAAAGGATCACCCCGAGTTGAATCTGTGTCCAGAGCCATTTGCCGAACTGCGCTTGCGTGTAGGGCAGGATTTCGTCCAGGGCAACATCAAGCACGAATCCCGCCTTGGTGGCTTGCTTCTCTAGTTCCTTGCGCCACCACTTGCGCTCATCGTTGTAGAGCTGCGCTACACGCTTTTGGTACTGCTTCAGGTCGATCATGAGAGGCGTTCGACCTTTCCTTTCTCCACCAAGTAGAAGCCGACTCCCTCTTGCTGCGGAGCCTCACGCCGCTTGTCAGCGACAAAGATGAACGCCTTCTCCAGCATCCCGGTATCGAGCAGGTGCTTGACGCCGGCGAAGAGTTTGCCGCGGTGCGCGTCGATCAGGATGTCCGCCTTGTCAATCAGGACCATCTTGATCTTGGAGTAGACGGCGATGGCGCACTGGAGGGCCACCAGGAACCGGAACAACTCGGACCCGCTCAACTCCTTGACCGGCAGCGTCTTTGGTGTAGTCTCCGGCGTCACCACGTCGAAACTGTAGGGCTCAAAAGAGAGCGTTGCCGAGTATCCCCACCAGTTCAGGACCCGATTCACGGACTCATTGAACCCGCCGATGTGCTTCTGCAAAAGCGTGGCCTTGATGCCTTTGGGTCCGAAGTGTTCGCAGAGTGTTTCCAGTTCGTCAACGTCGTTCTTTTGGTCCTGCCACTGCTTCGTAGCCGTCTCGATCTGTTTCACGGTTGACTCGTACTGAACGGCCGGCGCCAACCGTGCTTCCCACTCGCTAATTTCAGTGTTGACCGCATCGATCGCAGTCGTATCGACCGGCTCTGACTCGGCAGCCTTGGCGGTGTCCAAAGCAGCCTTGGCGTCCCCGCTTTGCTTTTCCAGTGTGGCGATGCGTTCGGTGGTTTCGGTGACCTTCTTGACCTGCTCCAGCTTCGCCGCGACGGCCCTCTCCTGCTTCTGGATGGCATCCTCGGACGCCTTGATGTCGCCAAGCGCTTTCTGCTGCTGGATAAGTTGCGCGCGGCTCTCAGTCAGTTCCAGTTCATGCCCTTTGTGCTCGGCAATCTTGGCGGCGATAAACTCGGGCTTGATGACTTGCTTGCATGTTGGGCAGAGGCAATCGTCCCGAAGACCTTCGTAAATCTCCCGGGCATCCTTCATGTCCTGAATCTCGCCGGCAAAAGCATCGATGGCCGTCTGAAGAGTGGCGAAGGCTGAGCGCTGGCCAGCAATCTGTTTGAGGTTGGCGAGCGCCGCGCCGTCCACCATCTCGGCCTCAATCTCGCCGCGCTTGGCAATGGCCGCCGTGCGCTCGGAGAATGCCGTAGCGAGTTTTTCCGCTACCTGCTCAAGTTCCCGTTCGAGCCGGCCGGTTTGCGCTGTGCCGGAGCGCTTGACCTTCTTCGATTCCTGCGAGGCTTTCTCACGCAAGGCCAAGAGCTTCTGCTGGACCAACTCGGCAGGATACTGAGGCTGGACCGGCTTCTGTGGGATGTATATGGCCCCTACCGCCGCCTTGGCTTGCGTCCTGGCGTTGTAGACGCCGCTGCTCTTGTCGCCGAATACCTTGTCGATGACAGCAACAGGACTCGCATTCCAATCGATAATCTTGCCGAGATGCTTCTCGGCCAATGCAACCATCTTCGCGTCGAAGTCGTGATGCGTGGGAAGTACCAGCGATGCGAGGATAGCGCGCTGATCTGTACCGGGACGTGTGAAGTATTCCGAGTCCAGGACACAAGAGAACCGCTCTTCACTGCGCTGAAGGTACTGCTCGAAGCCGGCCGCTAGATTCACCGCACTGCTGCCCTCTCCTGCAATCACAACAGAGTCGCGTCCCCTCTTGCCGGGTCCGTAGGTGGTCCTGATTTGGATGGCTCCCTGGGCCGTTTCCAGACCAGCGGTGATGATGGCCTTGTCTTCGCCGAGTCGAATCTTGTCGCGGAACCCTGAGCCTTTGCCGTCGATGCCATCGCATATCTTGGCAAAGCTGAGTTGGATGGCTTGGGAGAGCTTCGTCTTGCCCTGTGCAAGGTCGCCGCGGATGACGTTGAGCGGCTGGTCAAAGTTGATGGTTTGGTCCACGTATGGGCCGAAGTCCTCAAGATGGATAGTGCTGAGTTTCATGGCTTACTCGCTTTCTGGTTTACTGCGTTGCTTCTTCATGCGGGTGATGACGCCGCGAAGAGATGAGTTGACGCAAATATGGTGCTGCAATTCTTTCCAGTATTCATTGCGCCGCTCTTCGTAGAACTTAGCGTCCCGAGCATCGCGCACTGACTGTGCCTGCCAAGCGTCACGTTGCCGGATGATTTCAGCAACTGCCGCCCCTTGTTGATTGCGGGAGACGGCTGACGCGAGTTGAAAAACTGCATCTTCAAGAGACATACGGACTCCTTTCTGAAAGGTTGAATCGCGCGGACCGGGCTTGATTCCGGCTCTTTGAAGGCACTTCCTAGCAGTTCCTCGTATACTGCGGGCGCTCTCCCTCTAACCCGAGGCTGGCCAGTCTTGTCCATCCAAGATGCCGCGCGAATTGTTAAAACTTGTGACCGTCCCACCCAGCCTCAGCATCTGCCATTGCCGTTTCATGGGCTTCTTCGTCCCACGAAAGACCGGGATGATTGACATGGTTAACGTGCTGATGAGTCCTGTTTTCTCGCTCGGCAGCCTTACATGATTTAGAGCAGAATCGACCCCATCCACGCTTGCGATCAGCAACACGAGCCATGAACTTGACGCGACACCTTTTGTTGGCGCATATGACTTCGACTTTTGCCCCGCGTGTCATCAGAACTCCATCTCATCAGGACCCGAAGCGTCCCAAGGTTTCTTCTCTTCTACGCCGTCATCGACTTCCGCTTCTTTGGTGATGCCGTACTCTACGGTTGTCTTGACGGTTACAAGGTCTTTGATCCTGTTGTGGATTAGTTCCCGCTTGTTTGCTTTGATGTAGCTCTTTAGCTGGCTCCATCCAATGCGCAGATTGCAGCACCATGGCTGGCTTCCCTTGCGAGGAATGAGGTCTTTCGGGTTGGCATTGAACCAGTCAGTCAGAGCGTCCAAGATAGGCATCTTGAATCCACCATCTGGGTCTTGAACGAACAGGGGGGCAGAGGTCTCAGTGGATTCCTTCGGGCCGTACTTGTAGACCTTACCGTTGGCGTCCTGGGAGTAGATTTCGAGTCCTGATCCGTCCACCAATTGGTGCAGGACTTTGTCGTTTACCGCCGCCATCGCGCCGTAAACCAGCTTCCAATTCAACCGCTCTTCCGGCCTCATATTGAGATTCGGATTCAGCTTCATGATGGGGCAGGGATAGGCGACAGGGTTCAAGGTGCAAGGGCAATAAGTACAGTGAGCGCCGCCATGAGTCCTGAGCGGTTCAAGATTGGTCATCTTGTTATGGATGGCAACCTGGCGCGCACGAACCCGGCGAACCTCATCCATCAGTGCCGGAACATCGGAGCGAAAATACTTCTGCGTCTTGGCACAATTCTGATAGCGAAGGAAGTTCAAACTGAATTCGACCTCATTCACTTCAGGCAGGTGCATCAGGAACGCGAGGGAGTAATCCTTCCCTTGAAAAGTGTCGGCAGGAAACGGACGCGGATGTGTCTTGCTGTCCTTGATAGCCCCACTCTTGCCGCCGGGGAATAGGTAGATCTCGTCAATGATTCCGCAGTGCTCAGGCTCTTCTCCGCTTCCCTCAATGCCCCAGATAGGATTGATCTCGATCTGTTTCCCGTCGTGGTCATAACTCCAAGTTGGGCGGAAGTTTCTGTCCAGCCCCCAATGGACCTCAGCACCCGCAAAGTTCTGCCAGTCAATCGACCAGCTCTGGCCATTGTTTTCGATGATGGACGCGACCTCATCCGTCGCAGATGAGGTAAGACTTTCGAGGAAAGCAAAGTCAGCAGGAATGCGCTTCTTGGAGCAGTGCTCGGCATATGCGGCCCGGATGGCGTGAACGTCCGTACCACGGTCCCCTGGTTCTGTATCGGGGAACCGCACGCCGTCGATGTGAACCAGTTTGTATCCTGATTCACAACTCATCTGCTCATAAATGCTTTGACGCAGGGATGGGACGTTCATCGCTATCCCTCCACTGTGACGTTGGCCGCTTGCAAGCCGTTCGGCCCTTGCTCGACTTCAAAGGTCACGCGCTGGCCTTCCTTGAGGGTCCTGTATCCTTCCATGTTGATACAGGAGTGATGCACGAAGAGGTCTTTCTCTCCATCGTGACGTTGGATGAAACCGAAGCCTCGCCCCGAATTGAACAAAATAACTTGACCTTGCATGACGTTCCTTTCTGTGTCCTGATGTTATGGTGCGTGGTCCGAATCCGAACGCCGGGGTTTCAGCCCAGCATAGATAGGCAGTATCTCGGAAGCGCTATCGCTCACCACTTCCGCGCACCTTCCGGCCAGCTTACCCATTTGGGATGGCCGAAACTTGATTACCAGTTCTCAAACGACGGAGGGGCTGACGTGCTCTTCTTCGTCTCGGCTGGCTTCTCTTGCTCAACAGGATTCGACTGCTTTGTGTCCTGCTGTGGCTCCGGTTCTGCCGACTCGCGATGAGTGGTCTTCTGCTCCGGCTTGGGCTCTTCCTTCTTTGGCTCTTCGCGCTTGCTGCCGTCATTGCGCTTCTTGGCAACCTCACCTTCAAGCCATTCAATCAGTTCCTTGGGGCGCCCGGCATACTTCGCCTTCTTGGTCCTGGCTTGGGCTGGCGTGTACTCCAATTCCTTGACGAGTGCTTCGATGCGCTCGGCTGAACCGTCGTCCTTTCCTTCACCTTTGCTGGCCGCGATCTCAGCCCATGTCGTGTAACCCTGCTGGATGCCGCCGAAGAAACTGCGCAGTTCATCAAGCTCGGCAGGACTCAAAGCATCTGCGTGTCCAAGGTAGTCATTCAACTGAACTGCCGATACTCCGATAGATGCAAACGCGTCGAAGATTGCCGTCTTTGCTGCTCCGGGATTCTCTGCATCTTTCGCCGCCGCCGTCTCACGAATCTTTGCTTTGCACTCTTCCACAAGCCAGCCGTCGATGCACTGCATGATGACGTTGCGCCGAGCCTTAGAGTTGAGCGCATTGCGCTTTACCTGAAGGTCATCGTCAGTCGGGACGATAGTGAATGTGGTCTTTCCCTGGCTGTTCTCACGACGTCCCAACACCACATCGGAGTCTTTCGCAAAACTGCGCTCAATGCGCTTCGGGACAATCACGATCTCGCTGCCGCCGTCGTTGTTCTGGTAGTCCGTGGCTTCGACTTGGTAAATCTGCTGTGTCTCGTCCTCGCCCAACGGAGTTACTTCGACGAAGATGTGACCGTAGCAGCGCTTAGCCATCTCGGCAAACCGAATCGTCACGCCTTCGATCTTGCTGCCGCCGCGCGGGACCCGGTAGATTGCCACGCTCGATCCATTCTTGCTCATGTCGGGAGCGCAGAAGGACGGCCGGCTGCATTCACGCAACATCTTCTGGCGAACCACTTCCAGGTCACGCGGTTGACGCAACGCCATGATGTAGCGGGATTCGATCTTAGCCTTTTCCCGCTGCTGCACCATGGAGATGCTTTGCTCTTGGTACTCGGCCAGTTTGTCAGTGTCCTGAACTTGCAGTGCATTCTGGTTGTCCACTACTTACCTTCTTTCTTCGGTGCTTCCAAAATCTTCAGCGTCCCGAAAGCCACAGTCCCAGAAGTCAGTTTGGAGCAGACAATCTCCTGCTCTTCGGGACGCGGTAGACGCCACATGCAGAGGCCAGCAAAGATGCGCAGTTTTACTGAGATTGAAAGTTTGCATTGGATTGAAAAGCCAGCCTCGATGCCCCAGCCAGCCTCGATGCCCAAGCCAGCCTCGATGCCCTCGCCAGCCTCGATGCCCAAGCCAGCCTCGATGCCCAAGCCAGCCTCGATGCCCAAGCCAG